TAACATGTCTAAGCTTTCTATTATGTCTCGTTTTCCAGAAATAGGTAAAGTAATTCTTTTGTCTTTCCCTCGTTATAAGGGTGACTTTATTCAACAGAGATATATTAACTCCAGAGAAAAGAAAGAGCCAAAAACTTGGTCAATTAAAGCAGCGACATGGGAAGTTAATCCTACGATTAAGCGTGAACAATTAGAATCTGAATATGTTAGAAATCCTGTTGAAGCTAGAAGTCGTTTTGAATGTGAACCTCCAAACATGGAAGATGCTTACTTTAGAGATCCAGATCTGGTAAGAAAAGCTTTTATGTATAGTGAAGACCCAATAGATGAAAATGGTAATTTTAAAAACTGGTTTAACAATACAGATGGACAAGTTCGCTTTATTCATATTGACTTGGCATTAAAGCGAGACAGAGCAGCGTTAAGTATGGTGCATTGTACTGGGTTAAAAGAAGTTAAAACATTGAGTGGGGTTGAGCAATTACCTATTGTTAATGTTGACTTAGTTTATTCATGGGAAGCGTCAATCAATAAAGAAATTAACTTTGCTTCTATTAGACAAATGATTGTTGACTTATGTAGAAAGTTTGATGTAGCTAAAGTTACCTTTGACCGTTGGCAGTCAATTGAAATGATTCAAAGCCTTAGGGCTCAAGGTATTAATGCTGATTTTCACTCTGTTAAGAAAACAGATTACGATACTCTTATGACTGCAATTTATGATACAAGATTGCGTGGATATTGGAATGAGCTATTAGTTGAAGAAGAATTGTTAAAGCTTAGATTGTTTGGTAATAATAAGATTGATCACCCTAATTCTGGATCAAAAGACTTAGCTGACGCTGTTACTGGGGCAACCTTTGTGTGTATTGAAAACATAGCTATAAATACTGAAGTAGAGATTGAGATTCTGTCTCCAGATAAGCATTGGGAAGATCTTGAGGAAATGGATGATTATGGCACTGTAAGAGTGTATAATAATGAAATTGGGGAATTCTCTCCAGGTTATAGTAAAGAAACGATGGATGGTGGGAAATGGCTGGAAAGCTTGTAGATAATATCAAGGTTACTCATGAAGAAGTAATGAATCAATTGGCAATACAGATTGCCTCGCTTCAGATTGAAAATACTGTTATAAAGATTGAGAATCAAAAGATGAAACAATTGCTTGATAATATTGGTGACATTGAGGTTCCTTTTTAAAAAAAAGTATTTATTTTTCCTCTAGAGTGAGTTTTCTGTCAGTAATGCTGATAATGTCTCAAGTAGTCAAGTGGTAGCCCTAAACAACTACCTTTTATAAACAAACAACAATAGGAGAAAAAATGTCAACATTCACATTAAACAAAGTAGATTCGCTTCCTGAAATCTCACGAGCAGGTCGTAAGTCTGAGGAATTGAATATGATCATTGATGCGCTAAAGCAATCAGCAAATAGTAATGCAGTGTTTAGTCTTATGGGAATTAAGGCTGGCAATGCTTACAATTCAATGCAGCAGAGAATTCGTGCTCAAGCTAAGAAATTGGGTCTCAAGATTGTTATTCGTTTTGATTCGGTCAATGAGACTCTTTTCTTCCAGGCAACAAATATCACAACTGAAAAAGTAACTGGTATCAGTGCAGATAAACTTTCTGTACAGTCAAATGAAATTAGTGGTGTGAAGTCAAAGACTAAAATCACTAAGTAAAAACATTTAGAAAAATACTCCATAAAGCCCCCTGCATAAACTGCAGGGGGCTTTTTTTTATGTCATAATTGATGCATGACATTAGAAATTGAACAACAGAATATTGAAATTGATAGAGAAGATATTGATTCGTGGTGTCCAATGTTTGGGCTTCCATGTTACGATAGGTCATTGACTGAACCTTTCTTCATGTCTTTTATGAAGACTGTGATGTACCTAAAAGAAATCAATTGTAAATTCGCAGTGAGTACGATTACTGATTCTCTTATTAACAGAGCTAGGAATAATCTTGTTGCTAAGTTTATGGCTAATCCACAGTTCACACATTTAATTTTTCTTGATGTTGACCTTGCGTTTAGACCTGAGGATATTGTAAAGCTTCTTTGGCACGATAAAGAAATTGTTACTGGATCTTATCCGATTAAGGATATCAACTGGGATAAAGTTGTAGAACATGTTGGTAATGGTGTTCCTGCAAAAGAATTGGCAAAGAAATCAACAAGGTTTGTGGTAAATCCTGTTCGTGCTGGAAATAATACAATTGAAACAGATAATGGTGCAATTTCTGTTCATGATGCTGGTACTGGCTTTATGTGCATTAAGAGATCGGTTATTGAAAAGCTTATTGAGGCATACCCTGAATTAAAGTTTAATGATGATACAGGTTCAATGAATGATGAAGAAAAGAACTGGACATATGCTTTCTTTAATTCTTATGTAGATGATGATGGTAGATTTGTATCTGAAGATTATGGATTCTGTAGGTACTGGCAAAAGCTTGAAGGTAAAGTTTGGGTTGACCCAGCGATTGAGATTCAGCATTTAGGTAGATTTAACTATGAAGGTAACATGATGGATTACCTAATTTCTATTTCCCAAAAACCTACTAAAAATCCAAAATAATGAAATGACCCTAGTTGGTCATGAAATACATATTAAAATTTGGTAAAATATTGGCTAAAAGATGCTTGGTGATTCATTAGCTAATTCTTAATACAAATAATAATATTCAAGCGGAAAACTTACAGTCCTGTAATCTTACACGGGGCTGTAAGTTTTTTTTATGTAAAAGTTTATATAAGAGCTGATTTGTTTTCTGCATACTTTTCCGATGCAAAAGAAATATAAAAGAAATATTTTCACGCAGGTTTTCTTTGACTAGTTTCCCTGATATCGTTATTACTCAATGAACGACATATTAGTTCAGCAATTAGGTCAAATTTTATATCACACTATTTCTAAGAGATTTAGTGTGATATTTTCATATATCAGCATAAATCTAAAAGATTGGATTAGTCAATGAGTGATAGATTGTTCGGTTCTATTATTGGTAATAAAATATCAGATAAAAATAGGGTTTATGGTATCGTGTCTGAAGTGGTAGAGATTACACAAAATAATGAGACATTCTTTGCTGTAGTGTTAGATTCAGGTAAAGCAATGCGTATCTCTACTGTTGCTAAATTACTTTACGCTCAGAATTTGCGTTTGCGTAAAAAAGGTAGTGACTTTGTAGTTTATGCTTGGTCTAATGATTATGAAGTATCTAAGGCTAAATTTGGTCCTCAGCGTAAGCGTATTGTTTCACCTTGTGTTACGGGTAATATAAACAATACAGCAACCTTTGGAGATGAGAAAATAAATATCACTTCTCATATTAGTTCAGGTAATCCTGTTTATTATAATAAGCAAACGATGGGAGAAAGTAAATGAATATGGAAAATCTTTATACTGATAGTGTTGATAGCCTAAATGAACTGTATAGGCAAAAATATAATGGTTTGATAACCTATACTGAATTTGCTAATCAACAACAAATGGTGTTGCTTAGGTTTAGTAATGGTATTAAAAAAAGTGTTTATGAAAAGATTGAAGAAGATGTTCAGGAAGCGTATTTACTCAATATAGAAAGCGAGTTAGAATAATGGAAATTGAAATTGTTGATGTTTCAGAAGTTATTCCAGATAAGACTATGACTTCATATGAGATTACTGGAAACCTTGTTATTGACATTATTGAAGAAGATGATGTTGAGGTTGTAATCAAAGAAAAGAAAGCAAAAGTAGATGCGTTTTTTCCTTATGGTTCATATACAAAAGAAAGAACATATCGTGATTACTGGAGAGATAACGACCAGGAATTGCTTATGTCTTTAGTATCCATCAAGGTTCAAAGAAAGAATAGGAAGGGTGAAGTAGTAATTCTTGAAGATATTCGTGAATTTTTACTTCTAAGTAAAATGTTCAAAGAACAATTGATTGAGAGTTTTATGAATACTGAATGTCAATTTGTTATCTATCACGATCAACTGGTAAAGGAATAAAGTGGAATATAAAAGTCAGCTATTGAATGAACTTGAGAAATTATCAAGTCTTTTAGATATCCCTTTTGCTCGCAGAAGGGATTATCGCTGGATTATGCGTAATGTTGCAATAAACAATACGGATGATAAAAAGATAAAAAAAGTAATTACAATTTGCCAACTTCTAATGAAAGATGAAACGAATGGCTAAATGTATATATTGTTCATCAGATTTTATTGATGAAAGATATGAAGCTGGTTATGAATATTGTTTAGGTGAGAAATGCCAAAAGATTGGTCTTGATGTTTCAGAAAGGGAATTTAGAAAGATTTATACTCCTGCTTTGCTTCACAAATCTAATTACTTTTGGGTAAAGAAAACAGAATTAAAAACACTAAATGTTAGAGCCGACTTACTACAATAGAAAGAAGATTGAAAATGAACCCGTTTGAAGAAAATGAAAGTAGAAAAAATCATCCTGCAATGAAGAAATCAAATAAACTTACTCGTGAAACTCATGAAAGAGTTGAAGTTTACGACTGGGCATTAGATTTGGATATGAATCCAGATTGGCAAAAATGGCAGAATGAAATAAATGAATACTTCGGTAATTCAGGATGGAATAGGTAATGGATACAATAATCTTAACCAAAAAAGATTGGGTTGAATGTGACGGTTGTGGTGAAAAAATAGCTCCCGTATTTTGGCAAAGAACATATAATGAAAAAACAAAAGAATACTCAGACAATGAGAGTATGGAATTTAATTTTGAAGGTCGTGAACCTGACATTATTGTAGAGCAAATAAGTCAAGGTTTGACTTTTGAATTATGTGGTGGTTATGGTGAATTCTTTGACTGTATGTCAGAAGATGATGTGGTTAAAATAACTGCTTGTCATGACTGTACAGTAAAGATGTTTACTTTATTTTATAGAAAAACAAAAAATCTGATTGGGCTTCACCCTTCAAATCAAAAAGAATACCAGTGTTGTGACTGGGGTTGGGTCACTATCAAACTAACAGAAAAGGATATGTAATGGATTATCAATGTCAAGAATGTTTTGAATTTTTTGAAGAAGGGGTTATGCCTTGCCCTATTTGTGGAAGTGAAGTTGTGATTCCAGTTGATTTTATTAGTTCTCAATCTGATTGGGATGATGGTTACTAAATGGATCACATTTTGCTTTTAGCAATGCTTTTATTAATATTCACAATTTTAATTAAGGATAAATTATGAAAAAGAAAAAAGTAAAAATACTGCAATGGGTGAAAGAAAAACCTGAGCCTCAATATTATTGGACTGAAAAAACAGGTTGGACTGAGAAAAAAATGCCAGATGAAATATGGAAAATCAAAGAAATAGGAGAGGTATAAAATGTTAGATTATCTTAATTTAGGATGTACACCTTCAGATGAAGATTGTGCTCAAGTTGGTAGTCCTGATTATGAAAATCGGGCTAATAAAGAATTGGATGCATATATGGCTCAGCTTGAGCGTATGTTTCCAGGTTTAGAAACGCATAAGAATATGAAATTTGGAAAAGTGTGGTTTCCACATGATTTTGGTTCATATGGTGAAATTGTAATTATTTATGATGCTAATAACGAATTAGAAGCAGCAACAGCAATTGAAATTGAATGGAATACCCCAACTAATTGGGATGAAGAAGCAATTAAAGAATTAAACCTAACAACAAATAAGGAGAATGCAAAATGAAAAAAGTAGATGACGATACACTAAAAATCATAGCAGATTATATTACTGATTCAATCAGTACTGATTTTAGTATGGGTAAAGCAATAGCATATGGTGTTATGGTAAATAATGATTTGACTGTGCAAACAGAACAGATTGCATCTGACGGAGATATTTACGATATGCTTTATGATAATCCAGCACTTATTGCTCAAGTAAAAAATTATGATTTTATTACTATTGCAACAACTGGTTGGGCTGCACCTATTAAAGAAGAAAATGATGAGAATAGTGATTTGCCTCCATCTGAACATCCAGATAGGCGTAGAGTTCGTCTTTTAGTTTCGGCTAATAGTCACCTTCAATTTGCTAATTGTATTTCATTTAGTGATGATTTAGAGAATCCAGTTTATGATTATGGTGATGCTAGAGGTCAGCTTGCAGAAGCAGTTAAGGAATTGATGATTGCTGGAAGCGAGGTGTGATGAGCGATTTTGTTTTAAATATTGAAAAGTATGCAAAACAAGCTACAACTAAACCAGAAGAATTCGGTTATTGGGGTAGTTCAGATATGTTTGATACTTGGGGTTTCACTAATATTGATCAAAATAGAGACTCTGATGTATTAGAAAAAGCAAACTTTAAATATATTACTGAAGATTTGATGGGGTCATTCCCTGAAGATTATAGAATTGAAACTTATAATCATTGGGCTGTAGGTTCAGTTGATAGATTAGTTTGTCGTATCTATGAAGAAGATAGAAAGACTGTTGCATTGCCATTTCTTTTGGCAATGGAATGGTTAGACAAACTGGATGACTATCCAGTTGCTGATGAAGATACTTATCAAGATATGATTGATAGTGACAATGTAGATAACATAGATTTTTGGAATTATCTAAATCCTGGGTTTATTGATACAAATAAATCTGAACATTGGGCTTCGGATATTCTTTATGAACTAGAAGTAAATATGAATATTGAAGTTCGTTTTGATCACGGTACTCCAAAAGATGAAGATGTTATTCAGGCTATTTATAATCTTAAATATTGGAATCCAGAAAAGTTTATGGAATGGTATCGGTTCTGCGATGATAATGAATTAGAACGACCTCCATTTACTGCTAATGAAATATCTAAATATGACAAATCACAACCAGTATTGGAGTTTTAATGATAGTAACAGCAACAAATCTAAATTCATCAATGCTTGAAAAATTAACTTACGAACGAGATAATGATTCAATGTACGGTGAATTATCAGTTCTGTTTAAAACAGGCACTACATATTATTATGAACAAATATATGCTGATGATTTTAATAAATTAATAAATACTCCAGGTTCAACTCCTGGAAAACAATTCAAAGCAATTATTGAACAAAAATATACACATTATGACAAAGCAAACAAAGGAGAATACTAATGCCAAACCATTGTAATAATAAATTAGGTATTACTGGGTCAACTGAAGATATTGAAATCTTTATTAAAACCGTTGAAAACAACGGTTCAGATAAAGAAGATAATCCATATGAATTATTTGCAAATCTATTGCCAATGCCAAAAGAATTAGAAGGAACGACATCATCATTTGGAAAAGAAAGCAATATAGATTTAGTTGATAAGTATGGTCATGATAATTGGTATGATTGGTGCAATGCTAATTGGGGAACTAAATGGGGTGATTATAGTTTGACAACAAGTGGTATTAGTCATAAGAAAAAATATGCGTATTCAACACTTGAAAATGGTGAAACAGATTATGAGAATCCAGTTATAACATTATCTGGAGAATCAAGTATTCATTTTGAATATGATACTGCTTGGGGTCCAGGTTGTGATGAATTAGCAAACGGAATTGTAAATAGGTTTCCTAAACTGAGTGGTTTTATTTCATATGAAGAACCAGGAATGGGATTTGCTGGGCAATTGATATTTGCTGAAGGTGAAATTAAACAACATGATCAATGGGAATTTCATCAAACTTATGATCATGTAGAAGACATTGACTTTGAATTATACGGAGAATAATAATGGGACTAGACAATATACCTAAGGAATATCCATGTATTGATGTTGCAATTAAAGATCATGATGGTCGTATTGATTGCAATGAAACACAAGCTTGTGGTAAATGTACATGGAAGAATGAATATGAATCTAATCCAATGGTTAAAGATTCAGTTCCAACAACAGGAATTATGGGAACTGATTGTTGGTATAGAGGTAAATATGGAAATGGACTAATATCTATGCTTGACGGTATAGATGATATGTGGCATGAATCTTCGCTTGGCATTTCATTTTATGGAAAAGGTTTTGCTAATGGTGAGGAAGGTATTAGCTCAGATGAATGTATTTCTATGGCTAATATAATGAAAGATAACACAGAGAAGTTTGCATTTAATGCTAAGCAATTGCATCCAGATAATTATGAGGAATTCATTAAAGATTGGATGTACGCAACTTGGTGGTTAGAATTTGCAGGTGAGTTTTGTGAAGGTTCAGCAATTTGGTATTAACTAACAAAGGAGATTAAATGTTTAATGAAAATGATTTTGATAAGATGAGTGAAGATAATACTGATTCAGCACCAGATGGATTAGTTGACGCAAGTGATTATGCTAATGATATGATATCAATTACCAATATTCTATCTGAATTAGATTATGATGATATGACATCTAGAATGCATGGAATGATGAATATAATTAATCATACATATGATGATAATGGAGAATTGGATCATGAAAGAGTTACTGGAGTAATTATATCTCTATGCTTTCATGTTATTAATGTAATCAATAGTTTGGAAGAGGATAGTCGTCAAGATTATTTTGAGTTCACTAAAAATGAAGTGATACCAGTAATTATTGATGAATCATCTACGCTTCCATATTGGGATTTAGAGGAAACTGATGGTGAGTGAACACTGGAGTGAAAGAGCATACTGCAGAACAATTAAAGGAATAGATTTTTATGCAGATGATGCTTTAGCAATCATTAGAGCAAAAAAAGTATGTGAGAGATGTGAAGTAGCCCCAGAATGTCTAAGCCAATCAATAAGAGCTGATGAAATATATGGCATTTGGGGTGGTCTTTCTCAAAGGGAAAGAAGAAAGTATCACAGACTGTATGAAAGAAAAATTGAAATCAATCAAGCAAAGGAAATTGTGATTAAACATGGTAACAAAATTATTGAGTGATGAAAAGTCTTTTAGGCTTAGAATTGTTAAAGATGTGTATCTAGACTTGTTAGATATTAATGAAGCAGAACAAATTGCAGATATTATTGCATCTAGAGAATCACAAATGACAACATTTGGAAGAATGACTTCTGTCTATACAGAGGTTGAATCTATTTAAACAGGTTTGGGGTTAGGTTAGGCTGATCACTAACCTAACCCCATTAAGAAAGATTGGAGAAAGTTATGAGTAATTATCCACCTGGGGTTACTGGCAATGAATATGAAATTGCTGGGGGAAATGAATTTGAAGAATGGTTTGAATGTAATGCGACAGCAACTTATGTTCACATTACAAAACATGAAATGCACGATCTTGCAGATAGTGCATTGGCTTTATTTAATGAATTTAAAAGAAGCGGGAATATCACTGAGTATTGGGTTCAGCAACGCCTAAAGCCATTGCTTATGGAGTTGAACTCATATGCTACTTCAGTTGAAGTATATGAAAGCGATTGCAATTTTAGTGGTGTTGTTTTAAAAGAAGAGTACCAAGGATATGTTTCGGTTAATTGTCCAAAATGCGACAAAGATTATGAATACAAACTGTCTAAGTATGATGGTGAATAGCGTATATTAAAATTCGCTAATAGATTGAGTAAAAGATTATTGGTGTTTCATTATATAAACGATTATCTGATGGTTTACATCGGGAAGGTAAAGATATGAATATAGCTGAAGAAATTAGTTTCAAAGGGATTAGGAATGCAAATTTTAATTGTGATTTTATTCCTGATGCCTTTATAACACAAGAAGGAAATTGTGGTGTAAATGTAAAAAACCATACAATGCGTTTTCATCCAAGTATTGAAGATGAATTAGGCGGTGATATTTATAATTGGCTTCATTCTAGCTTTTGGAATAAGGTTCAAGAAATTGGTTACGCTTGTGGTTACGATCATGTTCAAGCTTCAGGTAGAAGTGAAGGTTGGGCTTGTCCTGGTAATTTTTATACAGATGATCAATACGGTAGGCGATTCTATTACATTAAACCTCCAGTATTAAATGGTCAAACAGATATGCCTTTGAAAGACATTATCTTGATTGAAAGATTTAACTCATTTTCATTCTATGTAAAGCAATTGCATAAAATGATTTTAGTTGAAATGCAAAAAATAACAACACAAAAACAATTACAAGAACTAGTCAAGGAGATTGAAAGCCTATGAGTAAACAGTTGAGTTGCAAAGAGCGTATTGAAGATCATTACATGAGAACCGAAGAATACATTGATCTTATGTTCAAAGTATTGGATGATTATTCATTTGATGAAGACGATGAAGATGACAAGAAGTTACTGCAGGAAATTGAAGATGACGGTATTGATGAAGGAACAATTCATGAATACGCTGCAGGTTCAACTATGAAAAGACTTCTAACAATTGAATTGAGCGGTGGTGGACCATCTTCATATATAGAAGCAGTTATAGATGAGGATGGGGTTGTTGAAAAAGCAACATATCACTTCACAGATTGGTGGGATTGTGCAGAAAGAAAAATTCATGATGATTCAGCAATGTTTAGGTATGTTCAATGGGAAGCGGAAAGGTATATGTAATGACTCAAGAATTTCTTGAAAGAACAGATACAGCAGGAAATATTATATACACATCAAAAACAGGAGAAAAAATAAATATGGAACCAGTAGAAACAAAGACTAAGGATGTCGTTGCAACAATGACATTCCCATCAGAACAATTAATTGAAATGTTTAAAGACTATACAATGACTGAGGATCAAGTTGAAGAGTTAATTTCAAACTATGATTATGACAATGTTATAGAGTCAGCAATTAGCGATATTGATTGGAATGATAAGGTTACAGATGTCCTTAGCGATATCATGGTAGAAGATTACTTAGATATGGATAACATTTCAAACACTGTAAATGAAAACCTTGATTATAGCGATATTGCTCGTGAAGTCAAAGATCATTTAGATCCAGTTGATGCTATGTCATTAGCTGAGGAATTGCTTACATCTTTTGATTACTCATCACCTTGCCATGTTGGTAGTCTATATATCAAATCAGTAGAATCAATTATTGAAGGCTATATGAAGAAGCAAACAAATGCTATTCCTGAAGTAACAACTACTGAGGATAATCAAATTGTTCTTCGTTCGTTTACTATGAAAGAAATTATTGAAGTTCTAGATGGTCTTCAATATACTGAATACAATAAGAATCGTGTCCTTGCAAGATTAGCAGAAAAATAGAAAGGTTGAAAATGTCAAAGTACATCAAAATTTCTAATCAATCGGAGAATGTTAGTCGGATAGCTCTAGAAAAACTAGGGCTATCCACTAAACGAAATGATCCAGATACGATTGGGCAATTCGGTTCAGGTATTAAATATGCTCCGATTGCAGCTTTGCGTATGGGGTTGGATTGGATTTTTACTGGTCAAGATGAAAAGGGTCAGTATATCCTTAAGTATAAGGTTGAGAAGGAAGATGGAATTGACTGTATCGTTTACGATTACGGTGATTATAAGAAATCATCTTCGTTTACAGTTGATGCTGGCGTATTGAGTTGGGAAGATGAATTCCAAGTCTATAGAGAAGCAATTGCAAATGCTATGGATGAAGCTAAAACTTCAGGAACGACATGGAGTCGTGAAGTAGTTGATGAAAAAGATATTACTTCCAACCCATATGAGTTTTCTGTTTATATTACAGCATCGCCTGGAATGATGGAAATTTATAATGATCACGATAAGTATTTCCTTGAGAATCGTACACCGTTATTTGAAAATAAATCAGGTCATCACAAGATTGCCTTTTATAATCCTCATGATAGATATGTTCATGTTTATCATAAGCAAGTTATGGTTTATGAAAACGAAGATTACACATCAATCTTTGACTATGAAATTCAGAATGTGAAACTGAATGAGATGCGAACAGTATCAGATGAATGGACAATGAATTACAGAATTGCCCAGGCTATATGTGAATGTAACGATACTTTCATTATCAAGCAATTCATTATGTCAGCAAATTCTAGTAAGAATTACTTTGAGTTTGAATTTACTGGTTCAATGCATGATGTAGATAGTGGTTGGAAAGATGCTTGGGTTGATCTTTATGATGAAGATTGCATTATGGTTACTCCTGAACAATCTCTAAATCAAGCGTATGTTTCTTTTATTAAAGAAAAGGGTCTTGACTTCAAAATGATTGGCTCTAGCTTTTTCTTTTGGGTTTTGAAGAAAGCTGGTGTTCAGACAATTGATGATATCGCTTCAGAAGCAATCAATTATGATATTGATTATGATATCAATCAGTACCCAAAGCTAATCAAAGCAATTGAAATTGCAGCAAGATTTGAGCCAGGCTTATTGCAATTAGAAAAACCAATTGCTTGCTTTTTGCCTAAACAAAAAGATCACTATCTAGGTGTTGTAATTAATCCAGGCACAGATGACAAACAGATTTTGATTGACAGAAATCATGCGCTTAATGGTGAGCTAAATGAAATAGTAGCAACTGTTGTTCATGAATATGATCACTATGAAACTGGCTATTCTGATGGAGATGTGATCGGCAGAAAGTTTAGAGATTTGGCTGACCGCCGAATTGGAAAAATGATGTGTGAATTCTATCGCCCTGATTTGATTCAGGTTGGTAAAGATGGTATCTATATTCCAATAGAAAGTGTTTCTGAATTGGGTGGTATTCAATATAATATTGAGTGGTCTAGACCGCTAGAGTGTTATATAATGTCAATCGGTAAAAGAGCTTATAAAATCTATACTCATGGATTAGATGCTGGAATTGGTTGCGCAACTGCAATTGATAATGGCACACGATTCTTTATTGAAATACCTGAAGATTTTACTATTAGTATTATTCACTAAGGAGAGCAATGCCAAAATTTGGTAATTATTTTGTTGTAGAGTTCAGATTACCTATTCAGGTAGATACTGTTAATACTGTTAAAGAGGCTTTAAGTATTGCTGGTCAAATATGTAAAGATCAGCATGGATTTAAGCCAGATAATTGGTATGCAAGAATATTTGAATACACAACTGGATCTAATGAAATAGGTCATGTTAGAGAACATTTTTATAATCCGCATTCAGCTACGCATAGAGAGATAACAAAGAATGTGGAATATTTCAATGAATTGGTTCATAAAGGGCTAACTTTAGATGATAAAAAAAATAAGAGCAAGATAATTAAAACTCTTCTTGAGGAAAGTTAGCAAACAAAAAATCATTAATATCGTAATGAAAGTGCGAGGTTTTATACATGTCAATATTTGAATCAATACTTTGGATAATTTGGATGTGCTTTTTGGCAACTATATTTGCTATTATCATCATACCATTAGCAATTATATTGTTTCCTCTTTACATCATAGGAGTAATCGCAGTATTACTTGCTTGATAGTTTTTATTTTAAATCAATATGTGATATGATAGAAGGATATTGTTTTTCATGTATCACAAAATAATTAGGAGTTTTATGAATGAAGAGTTGAGC